ACTCTCCACGCCATTTTGTAACTTTAATTTCGCCCTTTTTCCATGCTGCTGCACTCCAAGGACATACAGGCTTTATACTATCGAAGTATGCTTCCCAATTAATATCGTCTTTTACCATATAACTATTTACTCAAGCAAATAGGTCCCTAAGGACCTATCTGGTTAGTGTATCTAATTATTAAGACTTACTATTTGCCACGTCCACGTCCAGCCATTACCTTGGTCTTCTTGCCACGTCCACGGCCTTCAGCAGTCTTGGTATCTTTTTTACCTTTTTGGAACTGCGGAGGTACTTGGCCTTTTTTAGGCTTTTTACCTTTAGCTGTATCGTTTTTACCCTTACCATCTTCTGCATAGTCTGGGATACCGTTACCGTTTGCGTCTGGCTTCTTCTTTTCAGTTAATGCTGCGTACAATGCTGCTTTAATGTTTTCAATAGCCATTGGATTGTCGCCACCTGCTGTTGCTGGGTGTGTTTTTTTCTTTTTGTGTAAGTCATCGCCATCTGGGATAACAGCACTTAAATCACTATACTGCTCGTCTGGCTCATTTTCATAGTCGCCTGACGCTTCAGTTTCCATTTCTTGTGGAGCAGCTACACCTGAAAGCTGTGCTATTCTTGCAAGCTCATTTTGGCTGCCCATGTCTTTGCCTTTAACTTTGATAGTGTAAGTACCTTCGCCGGACATATCTTCAGTTTCGGCTTCTTCGTCATCCATGTCCATATCAGCTGCTAAGTCTTCTTCTTCATCATCCATGTCCATATCAGCTGCTGCTTCTTCGTTCATGTCATGCCACATTGCAGATGCTTCTTCTTCGCCGTAGTCGCTGTACTTGTCTACAAAATCTATCAAGTCCATTTGTTGGGCATCGTCAGTCATTTCGCGTTTAAACTGTCCTTCGTCCATATCAGCTGCTAACTCATCTTCTAAGCCATCCATTTCGTTAGCATATGATTCGTCTTCGCTGCCTTCAATATCGTCCGGAGCAGGAAGTGACATTGCTTTATCGTCTAACCCATCTGCTGGCTCGCCCATAATGCCTGACAACCGTTCCATATCCATACGTGGTGACATCATTGCGTCTGCTGCTGGAGCTGCATCGCCTAGTCCTGCGTTCTTCATCATATCTAACAAATCAGCTACATGTTCTTTGCCGCTTGCATTCATTGATACGTTTACTGTTACTGGATTACCTTTGTCCATTTCTGGTGCAGGTGGAGCCATTCCCATGGGGCCTTCGGCCATTCCACATTCTTCGATGTGGTCCATTGATTCAATTAATTTCTTCATATTCATAATTTCAGCCTCCTACAACTGCTTTAGTATTTTCTGTATCGCCAATGTCTGATGACTCTCCAACTGGAGCACCTTCTGCGCCACTGTGTTCATTCTCTTTGCGTACAGTTTCTAATTCTTTTAAAAGACTCATTATTCTTTCACCGCCTACATGAACTTGCGCTCCTGGATCAGCTTCCCCCATGTCTTCTTTAGTTAACATAGGTTCGTATGGTGCATCGTCTTTGGTTTCTTGGTATTCTTCTCTAGGATCACCTAAATTGCGCACAATCACGTATGCTTGATCAATATCGCAGCAATTGCCAATGTATGCTTGTAATACCTGTGGAGTAGTCGGATATTCAACACCTAGTTCAAAGTATGTAACTTCCATATTTTTTAACTGCGGAAAGTCTAGTGGACGTTCTTGTATTGGTGTTTTCTTACCTGAAGTTAGATTACTAGCTCCATACTTTTTAAGTATAGTTTCTAGTGTGTCTTCAAAGCCTTCTGGTAAAGGTCCTGCTACACCAATTTTAAATTCATAAGTCTTTTTAGACTCTGTTAGTACTGTTGTAAATGATCTCATCGCGCAATGATCCCTGTTCTATATGTATTATTTATCTTTATCCAAGCCTTTGAGCTTTTCTAAAAGGCTATTTCTATCAGTAACAACATATCCAGCGCCGTTGACTATATCGCCTTCTCCGCTGACTTTGCCGTCATTGTCCTGCTTTTGCTTTTTAAGTTGTAGCTCAACTACTTTTAATTTATTATTAAGTTTAGCTACTTTAGCATCTAAACTAGTTTTAAGCAGTCCGCCAGCAGTTTCAAATACTCTGCCACTATAACGACTTTCTACATTCATACCTAGATCCATTAGATCATCGTATGCTTGCATTGCTTTATCAGCAATTTCATTAAGCTCGTCGTCTGCCATTTTACCTAAGCCTTTTATAGCAGGTAATGCACTAGCAATTTTATCAAACTCTTCTATGTCACGGAATGTTTCAACTACATTTGCCATTTCATGCTTTGCTTGTTCTGCTTCTTGAAATTGTGCTTCTTTTATAATTTCTTTTGAGTCAGGTAAATTTAGTAGGTCTTCTAATTTTTTAGTCATTTAAACTTTCCATTATATGCTACTATTATTTATCTTTTCCTTCCTTGATGGAATATATCATCTTCAGTAACAATACGGAATAGTATTCCTTTTTGTTTACACCATGCCCTTGCAGCTTCCCACTTGGCTTGATTTACTACATAATGTGCTTGATTGTGTTTGCTATTACCAAGGCGTTCTCGCATTGCTTGGTTAGCAGGTTTAACTTCAATTAGTTCTACACGCTTTTTAGTGCTTTTATCTGCATATGAAATAAAGAAGTCAGGCACATAAACAGTTTGTTTACCGGTCAGTGGGTTGCGGTAAGGTATACGTACAGCTTCACTTGCCCATTGTTCTATTGCAGGATGTTCGTCGCAGAACTTCATAAAAGTAAATTCCCAACCTGAACGGTATGTAGGAACTTTATTACCTATGTATTTTTCTGGATTTTTTAGATTAAATTTACCTTGAGCAAATCGACCCATATCATATCACTACGTTGCGTTGTTCAAATAATTCAAACTGTGACGATTCATCTCTAAATCCTAATACACTAGTTTTTTCTCTATTAAAGTTAAGTATTTGTGCAACGATAAGACTTAGTTGTACGTCAGTTACACCTTTAAGTGTATCTATTAATTGCTGTACATTTAAGTCATCAATTTTAGCTTGTTGTAATAATACACTTGCTGTATTAATTGCAGCAGTTTTATCAAAGCCTCTTTTAAGAAAATAACCAATAACAGCATCAACTTCGCTAGGATTATAACTAATTTCTAAATTATAAAAGTTATTAAAAAATTCTGTAGTTATGTCTTTGTTTTCCATAATTAAGTTCCGTATCCTAGATCAGTTAGTGCATTTGATGCAATTTGTGTTAAATTCTGATCGCCTTGTGCAATTTGAGATCTTAAATCTGATTCGTATGCTGCTTTTACTGACGGCGTTGCACTATTGTAATCAGCCATTGTAGTATTAGGCAATGCTCCGCTATTAATTAATGCAGGCATTACTTGACTTGCAACTGCGGGTATTGATAGTAGTGAATTAATAGTAGTCGGTGACATCATTCTACCATTGTTTGACGCAGATGTCGAAGGAGTTACATTATTTTGTGGATCAGGTACTGGTAGTTTATTTTGTGATAAAACGTTAGATACTATGCCGCCTATTACACCAGTTGCAACTTGTTTAAGAATATTTTTACTTGGACTATTTTTATTTCCAAACGCTTTGTTTAGCAGCGCCGATGTTCCTAATCCAACTAGTGCAGGAATTAACCCTTTGCTTAAATCTGCATCGCTATTCATAGCATTATCTAAGTATCCATGCGGACTCGGAGTTGTATCATATCCTATACTTTGATCTGCCATTCCAGCTGGAGTGTCACCATTGACAGTGCCGCTAGTATATTGCACAGCTTCGTATGCAACATTAATTGTGTTTTCATTAAAGTCGCTGGATCCGCTTTCGACAGATCCGTGATCCCATGCAGTTAGCAGTGGATTAACTAATGTGTATGCCACCCATTTTCTACGTGATAATTGATAGATTGTAATACTGTTAAAGAATGGTTTAGTTTTGCCTGTATTCATTCCGTAGTTTGGAACCCTAGCAAAATATTTATCACGAGATCCAAAAGCGCCATTTGCTGCTGGATTAAGTGGTGTTCCGGTAATAGTGTTAGCATCTTGGAAATAATATTTATAGTAGTCTTCTAATAATGCTCTAGTAACGCCAGTATTATCATCGTGAAATGCAATTCTACAATCTTCGTAATCAACTCTAGTTTGTACGTTCTTTTTACGATTGTATTGTTGCTTATTTTCTACGCTTGCTCTAAAACTTGGCAGGTCAGCACTCTTAACAAGTACGCCTATTTCTTTTTGGAATTTAAATGTATTTGATACTTCGCCCAACCCTATTTCGGGATTAGGAATAAAATTAACATGATACATAAACTTTGTTTTAGGTGTAAACGCAAAGTTATTTTGTGTGTAAATTTGGTTCGCATGACGTGCGTCACGCAAATGTGTTTCTGACTCAAGGTTGAATAGGAATGCATCTTTAAAACTCATACTAATATTTATCCTTATGCATTATCTGGGTATATAAAAGAAAAGCGAAGACTGAATTAACAATCTTCGCTCCTTATAGAAAATACCAACCTTAACTAATTGTATTAAACAGTAGTTCCGCCGATAGCTGAATTTACTGCTCTTGTAACTGCTTCGCCGATGCCTTCGAACGACTCGTCTGATCCAAACTGGATAGCGTTGTCATAACGAATAGCTAGTGTAGTTGTTACTGCTTCGTTAGTAGCATAAGCTAGTGAGTTATAGTTTGCTGATTCTAAATAACAACCAACTAATTGGAAGCGGTCAATTACGTTTGCTCCATTAGCACCGTTGCCACCGTCTAGTATTTCAATTCTAGTTTGGAACTTGTAAGTACCACTTGATACTGCGCTTGACTGCTCGAAGAAATCGAACTGCTTTTGTAGCTGCTGTCCAACAACTTTTTGTACGTTGTTGTTTGCATCTTCGCGTAGTGTTAATGTAATTGGTTCCCATGTGTGCTTACCTGCAAGATATGTTCTTGAGTTATAAGCGTCAATAGTCATTTGCTCAAAACTAACGTTTGGACGAGTTACGTCTACTACTTGTCTTGAAACTTCTCTAGTACCATCTGGTCCGCCAGTAGTACCAAAACCATCTAGTAATACTCTAAAGCGATACTGTAACTTAGGCATCAATAATGATGAGTTTGATCCAGCACCTTCTGTAGGTACACTGATATTTTGTAATGTTGTAATTGGCATTCGTTATTCTCCTGTACAGTATTTATGCTTAAACAAGTGGGGAACTTTCCCCACTCATTATATGCGCATATTAACCTAGTGCTGCAATTTCGCCTGTGTTCTTAATTCTAAGCGGTATGTATATAAACTCAATAGCTTTTACTGGTTCAATAGCAATATCTAAGTATAACTCATTACGGTCTATTCTTGCTGGTGTGTTGTTACTTTCATCACACACAACTAGGAAGTCGTAAAGTGCTCTTAGTGCTACTAATTCTAGTAATAGCGCATCAGCTGCTGCTTTAACTTGATCTCTTGTGATCTTGTCATTTGGCTCAAACAAGTATGGCTTGGCTAACAACTCTAGCTGTCCACGTAAGTATACAGTTAGACGTGCTACGTTAACACGATCCAATGCACTTGCGTTTCTTGCACGAGTCTTTTGTCCAAATACTACAAGTCCTGCACCACTA